GTGCTCTACCAACTGAGCTACCAGGGAATATTTTTAATTATATGCTCCGTGAGAGAATCGAACTCCCATATCAAGATTACAAATCTAGCGTAATACCATTATACGAACAGAGCCTAGAAAACATTTATTATACTAGACTTTTTTGTGTTTGTCTAGTAACTTTTTGGTATATTTGGCATCCCGGTACGGATTCGAACCGCATCTTTTGGTTTTGGAGACCAACGTGCTACCGTTAACACTACCGAGAACTCGAAAAAAAACCCTAGAGATTAGTCTAGGGTTTTATTATAACAGACTTAATTTATTTTATCAAGTCCAAACCCTAAAGTTTTCATATTTGCATGGATTAGAAGCATCATATTCACGATAGAATAATGAGTTCTTATCCTGTGATGGTGTCCAATCGGAGAATACCGTCACCAATGGTTCCCAATACATATCACCAATTGCCAAAATTTCTTCAAATGGCAACATTTCAGGTTCAATGTATCCTTCTCTTGGGTGATTAATCATCCATACAATGGCGCCCAACATGGAACCACCAACTTGTAATGATGTTGCATTCTCACCTTCAATGAGTTTACGAGCACCATGAATATCTAATTGTGAACCATGCCACATACAGAAGTCATCACCAATTAACAATACACCTAACTCATCCATACCTGAAACGATTTCATCTTTCAGAATACGTTGGTCTTTCTGTAAGTCTAATTCGTTACCACGCATCTCATGTAATGAAGCAATAGCAGCATCACATGGTTGATAAACATAATATACAGATGGACGGAATGATTTATCTTTTGTTTCAAAATATTGACTTAGTGTAACAGACTCAGAGTGCTGAATACAATAACCATTATATTGACCGCCATCAGGTACCCATGAACGCATGAGTGTTGTACAACCAGGTTGCATCAAGTAAGCAGCAGTACCTTGAGATTTACCACCCTCTGGATGTTTATCTTCGTGTGTACCCCAACCCATTTCTGTTGGTGCTCTACCTTCTGCCCAAAATCCTTCACAAGACCATGTATTGGTAAATTCTTGTTTTGTTTTTGGCTCATCAATAACTTGTTGGTCACGTTCAGCAATATGAATCACTTTAACGCCAAGTGACTTCATCAACTGAGCCCATTCTTCTTTTGTTTTTGGTGTTGTAACTTTCTTGCCTCGTTTTGCGGCAAGTTTTAACAAAGCACGTTTGGTCAAATGAGTAACATAACCAGGATTTGCACCATGAGTTACACAGCAAGTTGGTGCATCATGTAGGTATTTGTCCATTGCTTCACGAACAACTTTATGTGTATGAAACAAAGTTCTATCAGCAAGATTAGGAATAGTTTCATCGGGATCATGTTCCCAACGTTCAAGTGATGTATCAATCTCCATCACTCCATTTTCCATACACCATTCTAAAAGAGCTTGTGCTTCGATGTTTAATGAAGCATTGATAATCATATCACCTTCACCAACATATTTGGCTAACTCTTTTTTGTAGTTGCTTGGTTTGATTTCTTGACGCACATAGTTTACACCAGAACCAGCATGACGGCGCAAAAACAATGCTCTATGGTCATCACGTTCTAATACTGTAATGTTCTTTGGTTCTACAACTAGGTGGCGGAGAATGATAGGAAGAATTGACTGTCCGACAGAACCATATCCAATGATAAGAATCTTACCATCAAATTGTGCATACTTTTCGTATTTGGTTTTATCGAATTCTTTAAATGGTTGTATAGGCATAGTAACTCGTCTAAAAAATTAATTTATAGAGTTATTTATGCTATCCTATTTCCATCCTAAAGGTTTTGGAATAATTGGATCTTCAGGATTGCTTACTCCTTCAAATACTTCCCAAAGTTTTTCTTTGATGGCGAATTGAGCAAATAACCCTATTTCTGTGCCAAAGGCTTCTATTTCCCACGGCTGAACCCAATAATCAATATTATCAGAATCAACTCTCATGCCTTTCCAACGAGTTAATGTTTCATTAGTTTCATTATAGGCAAATTGTTTGATGTGAGTCATTTCGTGGGCAAGAGCTTTTAGTATTTCTTTTGCTGAAATGTTTGGATTTAACTCAATCTCAAATTCTCTTGCTTTACGACTTTCATTATACTCCAGAATGGAAGCGTAACCATAAACATCTATTTTTGAATCAAATTTAATTTTAATATAGATGTTTTCTAACATCTTAGGCGTCATGAGTTGTTCGGCATAGAATACTGCCGCTCTTTTGACGTAAGGTCGGAATAGTTTTTTATCGGGACAACCAACTATACTCAGCTGCATTTGGGTTTCTCCTTAGTAAATTGACCCAATACAACACTATTTATGACCTTACTTCATTTCACCTGGTGAAACGACTTCAACTTCAATACCACATTTCTCAAGAAAATCAATACCTTGTGTATCTCGGTATGAGTTTCGGTAATAAACTTTTTTTACTCCAGCCGTATAAACTTGTTTGGCACAGTCTATACAAGGAGCGTGGGTCAGGAACATCATGGAACTATCTCCAGACTCACTACTTTTGGCCAGCTTGGCGATGGCATTGGCCTCTGCATGAATCACCTCAGGTTTGGTTTTAGATTTAAACCAATTTCCATTATCGGTTTGATTATAACCTAAACCCACCATGTCGGTACCTAGAACATCATCACCTAAGACAAAAACGGTATTTTCACATTCATTCGTCCATCCAGCTGGCATTCCATTATAACCAATACTGATAATTCGGTCATCTTTTACCACTATGGCACCAACCTGAAGTCTTTTGGCTGATGATAATTTGGCGAACCTTTCGGCCACATCCATGTAGGCATCAATAAACTTTTGTTTCACTTATCAGGCCTTTCATAAACTTCTTAGCAAAAAACGATTGTTGGCGGATTGCTGCATCATAAACTGCAACCTGATCCATAACATAATCTTTAAAACCAGCTTCAAAACGATTCTGTTTAACTTGAATCGTGGATTCTTTTTCAGTTGGGTCAATAGTAACAACCGTCATACCACCTTTTCTAGCAATATGTTGAATTGTTTTATTCTCAGAAAGACAGTACATGAATACATTTTCAGCACCAGACATTCTAGCCCAAGTTACACCACGATTAAATAATTCTTGCCCGATTTTCTGGTTACGGTAATCGGGACTAACCGTGCAACCCATTTCTGCAGTATTGTTTTCTAAATTCATTGCTACGTGGCAACTAGCAATAATTTTTTTACCTGCAAAACGGTCAAAACAATCAACATCTACAATGAACCACATATTGATACGGCCAAAATTATATAATGAATCTTCAATGTATTTCTTAACGGCCGTATCTGATGCTTCATAACCAAAACGTAAACGCCTATCATCGTCCACAATATCATTCATAAAGTGGTCGATGAGGTTTTGTTTATCGAAAGGTGATAATTTACGAGGTATCATAATAATTGTTTATATTGATGTATTTTTTGTTTATTTAATTCTGGTATATTATACTTAATTTTAATCTGTTCTTGTGTTAAATTATAAAGGTCTTCCAGTTTGATATCAAGATTTAAATGGGATAACATAGAGAATCCGGATATCTTATTTTTTTTGGAAACCATACCATTAAACTTGTTTGCCAATTGTGTACAAATATCATAATTTAAATTTTGACTCGGTAAGTTCCAATTGGTAATATTATTAATCCCATTAAATTCATAACCATATATTTCAGGATTAATACTAAAATCCGAAAGATACTTCTCTAACTTTTTCATATTCTCCGGTGTTGCAACAGTAGAATACTTAAACAAGTATAAAGGATAGAAAGCAATATAATCAATTGGATTGTCTTTTTCTAAACACCATGTAATCAATTCATTAAAATATTCAGTAGTATCGTAAGGTAAACCTAAAATGAAACCAGATTCAATATTAACCTTATTGTTCCATTTTTCTTTTAACCAATATAATCTATCTTTAACTTTATTTGGATGTAATCCTTTACCAATTGCTCGAGCAGATTGTGCTTGTGTAGTTTCCAATCCAAAATATGTGCCAATTAAACCCATCTCTTTCAATAATTCTGCTTGATGTGGATATTTGTTTAATAAATCAATACGCAGATAAGAACTGAATTGTGGTTTAAATGGTAAAGAAGTAAAGACTTTATGTAAGGACTCTATCTTGTTATTATCATCATTAAATGTATCATCTGTAATATAGAAATTTGTTGTGCCGTGAGCTTCATTAATCTTAATTAACTCATCACGAATTTCTTCCGGATCTCTAAGATAAGTTCCTTTCTTTTTACCCAATAAAGGATAATTACAGAATTTACATTTGAAAATACAACCACGAGCCAATTCGATTGGTAATGCTTCTTTAGGTAAGATGTTATAATTTTTTTCCCACCAATAAGTTTTAATATTATCGAGTTTTGGTTCAGGATAATTAAATGAATCTATCATTACTGCTGGTGTACCTTCCACATCAATTACTTCATGTGGAGGCATTACCTTTGATTTACCCGAAATGTAATCAGTTAATTCCACTAAAGATACGTCAGCATAACCAGTAATATAATAATCAATGTTATTATCTCGTCCAGTATAATATATCGTTTTTGCTCCACCATATATTATTTTGGCATTACTATTATTTTTAATGTATTGAATAACTTTATTAACAGTATTATATTCATCATAATACATTCTTTCAGTAGCTTCTGTTTTTGAAGTATTTCGAAAGAAAAAAGTAGAACTAAAACCCACCCAAAGAGTATCCTCTGTTAGGTGAGTTTTTAATGTGTTGATAATTTCTTCTGAGGTTAATTCAATAACATAATCTAAAACAAAGGTATTATATCCGGCATCTTTTAATGCTGAAGATAACCTATATGGACCTAATGACCTTTGTATCTTACTTGATGTTTCTGGATTCCAAGTGCCACCACTTAGAATGATACATTGGGTCATTCTTCCACTAATTCATAATCAGATTTACTTACACCACATTCAGGACAACATACATCATCAGGTAAACTGTTATAATCTTCTACAGATAAGATGTGGCCGCAAACTACGCAACGATAGTAACTCATTATAGTGCCTCCAATTTTTGTTTGTAAGCATTTGCATGACGTTCTTCAACCTTCTTCAAGGCAGCAAAACGTTTCTCTGCTTTTTCTAATACTTGTTTAAATTGTTTTGCATGTTCTGCTGATTCTACCATTTGTTCCAAAAATTCATCGCTAGCTTGAGCTGCTCTTTCAGAGACCGCATTATTGTAGAATTGCGGATACATTGTAGTAAATTCATAAGTTTCTCCTTCAATGGCTTTTTCTAAGCACTCTTTTGTTGATGGTTTACCAATCAATAATTCAAGGTGTCCCCACGCATGAAGAATTTCTTGGTCAGCTGTGTGTTCAAAATGTTTTGCAACATCTTCAAATCCTTCTTCACGAGCAATCTTGGCAAAATAACGGTACTTGATATGAGCCATTGATTCGCCAGCCAATGCACTCTCAAGATTTTGTAATGTAATACTCATAATTTCTCCATAAAAGTTAATCGTATAATTATCTAGTACGAAAAACTGTAAAATTCAGTTATTTAATATATGATATATTTTAATGATTGTTATTGATAAAATCGATTACCATTGACCATCATCAAACCATACTCTGATTGTAATAGGTAAAAGTTCTAAAACAAAAGCATCTTGTTCCCAAACCTCTTGATTATGATACATTTGGCAGGCAATTCTCCAATGAAATGGATTTAACTTAATGATGATATTACAACCAGAATATTTTAACCAATTCATGATATTTTTAAAAAATGTTTTGCAAGTTTATCTTTTAACATAGAGGGCATATCAACATAAGGCCACTCCAAATGAAAAGGACATGGAACACCACCCCATTTATATTCACTTAAAAAAGTTTTCACAATTTTAATATCATCTTTATTACTAGGATCAAACTGACGTTTTTGGTACATACCAAGCATTTCCAAACGATTACTCATTTCACAAACTCCAAATTTTCTTTACGCATATAAAAAGTCTGTTGTAGTTTTGATCCATCAGGACGACTACGCACAACAGGAATGAAAGTAACACCGTCAATATCTTTGGTTTCCCAATTAGACCAGGTGTAATAGATTTCGGAGTTCGTTTTGGAACGAACCTTTTTAATGATAGGTTTATTTTTCATAATATAATTATAGTTCAAAGAAAGGGGATTGGCAACCAACCCCCTTAATATTACCAATTACTTAATGGCAATTTTCTTGATGTTGTCTTGTGTTTTTACCAAAGATTCCAACCAAACTTTCAACATACCATTTGTTAATTCTGCGTTACCAATTTCAACTTGGTCAGCAATCTTAAATGTATGAGAGAAGTCACGGTTAGCAATACCTTTGAATAGATAGTTACCTTCTGCATCATCTTCTTTGGCTGCACCTTTAACAGTAAGTTTATTACCATCTAGTGTAAGCTCAATATCAGATTTAGCAAAGCCAGCAACTGCCATCTCAATGACCCATTTTTTTTCATTCACTTGTTTGATATTGTATGGGGGATATTTGGCGATTTGTTTGGAAGCCAATTGACCGATTTCGTTAATGTCCTCTAGGACACGGTCAAAACCAATTGAAAATGGATCAAACGTTTTGTGGAAGTCTTGCAATGCGAACATATTGTTCTCCTTAAATTAAGCGAGTTAATGATTAAAATGTGAGCCCCTAAGGCACCCACATTCATATTTATAACACACTTTTAAAGAAAAGTCAATAAGCCCCTGGTTTTTTACCAATATTATATTTCGGAGTCAGTTCCCAATCATCCTTTTCCTTGTGGGAAAGTATCTTAATCTGTGATAAAAAGATAGGTGCTGGTTCTTCAATTTGTTTGGTATTTACCACTTTTACCAGACCCCAATCTTGGAGTAACTTGGCAATAGCATTTCTACGGGACAAATCATTCTCAGAAATGTCTGTTGGTTTACCATCCAAAGCAAATAATTCTTTGAAATGTACGATATAATACTTGCCTTGCTTGTGAAGAATATGGCAAGATTGGTATAAAATTCTGTCTTTTTTGGATGCCACACCGATTCGAGTTAAGGTTTCTCTTACTTTTAAAAAATCATCTTTCTCGTTCAATGTGACTTCAACTAAATCAATAATTGAAATCATTACTTGGTCACTCCGCCTTTATTTGTTTTAGCTTTTATTTCAGCGATTTGTTCTTCAGTAAGAATCCGGAGTGCTTCTTTGGCTTTCTCATTGGAATAACCAAAATACACTTTCACGCATTCTAAATCTTTATCGGTTGATGATTTCTGCCACGGTTGAAATTTCCGTTTCATCGACCTTATTGTATTTAGAAGATATGAATATTGCATGTCCTTGTCCAGTGAAGGATTAAGGTTCATTTCATTAGCGTAAAGCACACAGTCCATGTGGTAGGACAAGGCTCGGTTGACCATAAATGGAGCATAATCTTTATATTCATACTCATCCTGGAAGACATTTTTCTTGGTTTGTAAGATTGAAGGTACAATCTCTTTGAATAAATCTGGCATATTAATACCCCGATACAGAGTATTTTTGCAGTTCTTTCATTTCTTCATCGGTCATTTTCTTGACTGGTGTTAAAGCGTCCTGTTCACGGTCAACCAAAATCATATCACGACCATCTTTGGTCTTATAATTTCTAGTATTAAATGTTTTAGGTTCCGCTTTAAAAATCCAACCAGCCCACTTATCATTATGTCGGCCAGCAGGTACAGAAACAAAATAAAGAATATCAACCGACCGGCATTTACGAAGTTGATTGGGTTTAAATGTAAAAGCATTTTGCATGATAAAAGGTACTTGAGTTTTGACTTCTACCTTCTTATCGTCAGCCAACAAATCTTTTTCTGAATCATACTTGTTAATAGAAGATTTAACTTTACAACCTTCTTCACTCAAAAGATTTATTACAATTTTCTCACCAGCCAAACCTAGTTCATTCATCATTTCATCTTTGGTCATTTGAACTCACAATCTACCATGATTTCGGTCAAACAAGCAATCATATTAATCTCATGGTCAGCAACAAAAGCTGACTGATATTGATACTTAGCCAAGATGAGTACCAACTGTGGTACAGAATTAGGTTTCAAAACTTCATAAAGTGTATCATAAAGTTTACGATAAATCTTAGTTGGGTCATTATCTAAGTTATTAGAAACCCACTTACGAGTAGATGCAAAATCTTTTGATTTTAAGGATGTAACCAGAGCGCCAAGTTGTACGTCAGCAATAGAGGTAAGAATACCTTTATCGATAACTCCAGAAACGGCATATCTCTGCAATTCATTAAGAACTCTACGATTGTCTGGAAAGTGTTTGGTGATGACCGCTGCA